CTTTAGACTCACAATGGTAAAATTAAATTGTTTCTGTTTAAGGACGGAGACAATTAACCAGGCACCGACCAAATCATCATCCGGATTTCGAGACCCTAGACCTATACTTCGAAAATTTTATAAGGATCATGTTATGAATGTTGATGAACATGTTCTACAGCAGTCTATTGAAGAAACACGCCACTACTTTTCTTCTTTATTTAACAATGTACGTCCGTACCACTTCAATGACCGCCTTGATGATCTTGCGAAAAATACATCACCAGGATCATACTGGAAACGCAAGGGATATAAAACAAAAACCGAAGTACTACAAGATGCAAAGGCGCGTAACTCACTGCGTTTAATGTGTCATAAAGTCAAAACTGGGAAGATTACTGATATAGACAGATTTATCACAACTGTATCTGTCGCAGATGCGAAGGAGGATGTTGAGGGCTTATCAAAGGCTCGGGTTGTCTGGGCCTACCCCATAGAGGTCACTGCAATGGAAAACATGTTCTACGCAGCATTTGCAGATCGCTTACCTGAAGACTGGGTACCAACACCAGCGAACTGTCATGACCAATGGTGTGGAGCCAATGCTGGAAGCACAGACTTCAGCAACTTTGATAGCTCTGTTAATTGCCGCCTGATTTCGGTAGCTTTTAACATATTGCGTTCGGAGCTGAACTTCGCCACGTACGCAGGGGGTGCTATCCCCTATTCGAAATCCTCACTTGACACACTCTGGAACTTTGTTGTCAAATATTTCATTCATACGCCGCATCGTATCGGTAATGATGACACAATACGCCACAAGTTACACGGCGTACCAAGTGGATCAATGTTCACCAACCTGATTGATACAATTATATCCCGTATCATATTAACATACTTACACCGGATTGAAGGATGTCTGGCCATCGTTCGTACCTACGGCGATGATGCACACTACAATAGATGTACGTGTGGCATGGTAACCGCAGAGACCCGTGCACAGAGAGAATGTGGAATGAGGTTGAAGATAGAAAGACCGAATGAACACAACTGCCTCACTTATTGTAAAGCTGAGTGTCATCTAGGAC